GGATGATGGAGTAAAGCTTGAGCATGATATTTGCGTTTAATATATTTTAATGTTATTTTATCGGGGTCAAAATGAGTATCGAGAGAAATATTTAGATGTTTACATGCGTCTGTATATTTCATTTGTAATAATCAATAATTAATAAACTATATTAATAGTTGTATTATTTGTATTTTTATCTAATACAATAGTATAACTATTAATATCTATTTAACATAATGGTATTTTCTCCTTCCTTTCTTGAAACATACTTCGGACCCGTTAACCCTCGTATGTGTAATTACTTCTTTTATATGTCATTTACAAGTGCGGTAGCATGTATTGTATCTCTTGCGTTGTTTTTTAAACTTCTTATAAAACCTATTCCTGGAAAAAACTCGAAAGACGCTGTTTATAATATGGCTCTTTTTAGTCTTAATTCCGCATTCTTTTATTTTAGCAACAGAATTTTTTACAATATGTGCAAAGCTTCGGCTGGGCATGCAACATAAAGTAATAGACTCGTTACTATTCAGATTCAATTAAATTATTATTATCATTACTATTATAATAATTCTTAAAAAATATCAACGGTTTTAATTAAAACTTAAAACTCCACAAACGTTTTCGCGTTTAACCGAACGTGTAGCTGACGCAGATAATTCTTTTCGCTTTCTTCGAGTTTTAATGCCCGGTTTTGAATTGGGATTTTTATTTTTTTTTGTACTATTTCTGTCATTCATATCTCGTTCAATAATGGCATAATTTTCGACAATATACTCGATAACTTTTGTTTCAATCATCCATTTAAAAAATTTCATTTGTCCAATAGTGGTATTGATTACACGACCATCAATGTATGGAAAATTAATTCGGGTGTTTCTACAAAAAGGGTCGAATCTCTTTTTTCTGTAAGAGTCTAAGTTAAGACGATATTCATTATACACTTTGAATTGAATGGATGTTGTTTTATTAGGTTTTACAAGTGGATACGATGTGAAATTCTTTTTAGCATAGTTAGTTACAAACCAGTCAATAATTCTAAGTGAAATTAAACGATTGTCTTCAGAAAGAATATTTAACATAGTCTCTAAGTTATTGTCCTTTTTATAAAAATCAAATAAACTAATTAGTACAAGGTCATGCTGACTTAAAAATGGTTTTGCCATAATCTGTTCTTGGATAATATTCATATTTTTTTCAAGTTCATTTTGATTATTATTGAGTATTTGTGAATTAGATTCATGTTCATGATAAGATTTTTTTGGCCCAAATGGGACTTCTATTTGTGTACATACATCTACCATTCGAAAAAATAATGAATATTTTTGATTTATTAATTAATTAAGTACACTATTGTTTAAATAGTAAAAACAACTATTATGAATATTAAAATACAATTATAATTAAACGAGGAGAGAAATCAAAAATACAATCTTAGTCATCATCATCGGACATTTCGGTACAAGTTGGAAAACAATCACATAATTTGTAGCATGGAAAATATGAACATAAATTACCTTTATTAGAATCTCCACAATCAACTAACTTTTCTATCATAAACCCAAGAAATTTTAAATCATAATTATTATCAATACGCCGGATTGTATTATTATCCATAATAACCGCACGTAACCACTCTTTATCAGACCCATGTAATTCTATAAACTTTGGATGAATAAAATTTAATGTATGTTTAATTTCGGTAACCCATGGAGGTAAATTTCTCTCAATATGAAAAAGTTGAGCATTAAATTCTTTTAGCATATTAATTTCATTATTAAATCGGCAATCAGTAATAACAAAATTATTATCAGTTCCAACATGTTTTAATAAGTGTCGTTTAATACTTAATACCCATATATCATTATGTATATGAGTTCTCATTATTTCTGTTCCTATATTTTGTAAGGCGAAAATCGGTGTGAAATTAGCAATATCCAATTCTTTAGACCACCATGTATCTACTGTACACCGCCATTTTCTATGTTCTGGAGTAAGACCTTCCAACATAATTCGGTCCCATCCAAAAATAAATGATACAGCATCCTTTAATACACTTGCGAAACTTAATTTTTTAAATCCGTAATTTTTAATTAGATAATTAGCCATTGTATCTTTACCAGACCCAGAAAATCCACAAATACCAACTACTCGCATTTTTAAAATAAAACAAAAACCGATTGAATTATAACATTAATTTACTTTTATACTGTTAAAAATAGTAGTATATATTAATAAATATGTCTTTTAAACAATTAATTATTCTGGTCGGGATATTAATTCTTTTATATGTACTATACTGTTTAAAAGTACCTCAACAAGAAGGATTAAAAAATAGAGTAAATCGCCGATTAAGACGTGCCGCAAAAAAGGCAAAAGAAGCAGCAAGAAAGGCAAAAGAAAAGGCGAAACAAGCAGCAGCAAAAGCAGCAGAAGAAGCAAAGCGGGCAGCAGCAAAGGCAGCAGAAGAAGCAAAGCGGGCAGCAGCAAAAGCAGCAGAAGAAGCAAAGCGGGCAGCAGCAAAAGCAGCCGAGTCATTACGAATTGACAAAGCCATAAAAACGTTATTTAAAGGTGTAATAGATGCACAAAAATCAGTATTTAATGTAGGTAAATCACTCAAAGGTTAAGCAATTCTCTTTAATTTGAATGCTTAATTTATTGTATTTTTTCAATATTTAATTCAATGCCATCATCTAACATTTCTCCGAGTGAATAAATAATCGTTGAAAATACATGTTTTAGAATTATATTTATCCAATTCGTCTTCAATATATTTAATATTCTTTCGGTGTTTCTCAAGTTTTTTTTGATATTTTATTCTCTTAGTTTTTACACTCTTGAAGATTTAAAATGGGATATTAGTTTAATGTTTAGATTTTATATTTATAATTAACAATGATGGATAGGCATATTTATTATTTTTCCCATCATATTGATGATATCTTTCCATATTAATATCGTATTTATCAACTAATCTGTCAAAATATGTACCTTTACATAAATAATTTATTATTAATAATGGTGATAAAATAATTCCTGTTGAACCTATAACACCAATTATGAGTGGCATTTCAATGAAATTATATTTTCTACCTTCAAAATTAATATAAAGTTTATTTGGAAAACAACCTACGCAAAATCCAGAAATAAACCCAGAAATAATTAAATTATTTACTTTTGGGATAATGTGTTTTAATGTAGAATACATAATGTTATTTAATATGATGTATGTATTATATTTAAATCAATTTTATTTATAACCTCCCATTTTAAATCTTCAAGGGTGTAAAACAACCTAACTAAGCAGACACCCCCGTTGTGAATAGTCTTTTTTTACATCATTTTTTTTGATATTCTATATTATATACGAATCGTAACAAATTAAATAATATCTTATAATAAGAGTTAATTTAACAATAATGTACAATACCAATTATATTATTATACTATGTGTTATTGGAATAATATATTATACATTTTTTCATTTTAATATAGATTTAATTTTTCCAAAAAAAACAATCGAAAATTTTAATGCGAAAATTGGAAAATCGGTTAGCTCAATTGGAAAATCGGTTAAAAAATTACCTAAGCAAATTGATAGTAAAATGGAATCGCTTGGCAAAAAAATAGAAAAAAATACAGTTTCTTTTTTCAAAAAGAAAATGGCATCCATATTCACTCAGTTAGGTGCGGTGTTTAAAAAGGGACTGATTGATCCTATATTTTCACTAATCATTGGAATAGGTAGTATATTTGTATTTCTCTTTGAAGTATTAAAACTTATTGTTGATAAGATTATTTCATTACCTAATTGTATTTTATTTTATGTTTTTGGTTCAATTGGAAGTTTTAGTAACATGATTTACAAAATGGTTTTACCAAAGTTTCTTAGAAATATTATTCATACATTGTATTCGTATACTTTTAAAATAATATTTGATTGGCTTGGAAATGTTACTGGGTACACTGATAAAAGTAAAAGATGCTACGCTTTTAATGTTAAAGACGAAATTTCCAATATGACCAAGAAATTTAAAAAAATAGATAAAGACTTCAAAAATGATTTTGGACGATTGGACTTTTCCAAAATTAAAATTTAAAATCTTGTTTCACATAAATTTCATTATTTTCAAATAATTTAAACAATAATTACGTTATAAATTAATAAGTATGTATTGTGATTCAACTGTTTATAAATGTTTATCCATATAAATATGTGGTATAAACTAGCATATGGAAACAATGTTTAACTCAATCATCAAAAATATCAGTTATATTAATTAAAACAAATATTGCGATTAAAATAATTACTGTTTTCATAATGATATATTTAACACTTTATTTATATATTTAAATAAAGTATAACTACATATTAACCAACATGAAAAAAGAAGATTTATTTGTATATGCGTTTGTTGCGTTTGTAGGACTATTATGTTTAAAGATATATTACGAGTCTGACGCATATAATTTAAAATGTATAATTTCCAGCGTAGATGGTAACCGTTATTGTGTTCGAGAACGTCAGAAACTCGAATTAGCGGCCGATTTATTGGCTAAAACGACAATTACATGTAAAAAACTGGTCGATTACATGGAGACAAAATATCCAGAGGATGAACGGACGCAACGACTTGTTAATGGGTTTGACCCAACAAAAATAAGTGAAACTCTTCCTACAAGTGAATTAACGGCATATACTGAAAATAAAGGAGAAAAAATTGCTTTTTGCCTGAATCGTACTAAAAATGGAAACAAATTAATTGATAAACATACGTTAACATTTGTTGCTATTCATGAATTAGCTCACGTCATGACAAAATCAGTTGGTCATGGACAAGAGTTTTGGACAAATTTCAAATATCTTTTAGAAAAGGCTGAAGAAGGAGACATATACAAGTCAAAGAATTACAAAAATGACCCGCAATCATATTGTGGAATTGATATACGAGATAATCCTTATTACGACTTGGTATAAAATAATGGATGAATCTTACTAATTTGTGTCATTTTATATTACGCGCAGAGAGCGCGCTCTGCCTCTGGCTGATGATGCCTGCTGACTGCTGACGATGAGCGACGAGCAGAGAGAGAGAGAGGTAAAAAAAAATGATTCTA